ACAATTGCCATAATAACAATAGATATAATTCTGATTTTTTTATCATTTTTTCAGTTATTAACTGATTCATTTAATCCATTAAGTTGTAAGTTTGTGTTTGTCATGTTGTTTTATTAAGAATAAATAGGAGGTTGCAGGTGAGATATATTTTTCTGATTGGGAGTTTAGTTAGTTTGCTACCAACAACCTCTGGCATTTTAAAGTGTTTGGTTCACTAATCACTAATATTGTAGGAACTTAGTCCTCTTATTCGAAAGGTAGCTCAATAGTATCTTCATTCTTTCACATAAGATTTCTATAAGCCTCTCTTAACTGCTGTTCTATTATATCGTCCACATCATACTTTCATTTAATAGTTCTGATAAAGTTATCTTCGTCCATACATTTCTCCATAAACTCTTTGTTAGTAGATGCTTTCTGAAACCATCAGTTAGGATTCTCTTTAGATTCAGATTTCTTTGTAGCTTTTTCTTCCTTTCAGTGTGTATTAGTAGCGTCTGCGTCTTTTACATCATCAATACAGAATAGTCCATTCAACGCATACTTTCTAGCATAAGAACTTGTAGCTCATGTAATCTGTGAATCGTCCATTCATTTCTTAGATTCTGATTCTCTAGCATAAGCTGAATTCTGTTCTATAATTTCTCACGTTTCACAATCTTTTAATGTAGCTGTTGCCTTTACATAGATTCTACCACCAACCTCTACTATATCGTCTGAAACAGTAAGAGTAGTCTGTGTATCGTATAGTAAAGGCTTAACTGCCTCTAATATATCTTCACAACTACGATAGTTGTAGTTCCCAAAAGCATTCCTTTGATTCTTAGGTGCTTTTAGACTTGCTTGAATAAGCATTAATTTGTTAGTTTTCATTGTTAGTTTGCTTTATAAGATAAATGTTATTTAGATAGGTTGTCTATCATTTTCTGAAACTGCTTTTTAATTCGTTCAGATTTTGCTTTTTGCATTTTAAGTCTAAGTTCTATTAATCTATTCTGTTTAGCTACCTCATGTAGCAATAGAACTTTCCTATAAGTATCTACATTCATTTTCTTAATTCTTCATAAGTAGGTAAATAATCTAAAGGTGCGTCTATACTTAGTAGGTGTTCATACAAGCCATTCCAAGCCTCTGATTCGTCATGATATAACGGTTCAGTTTCGTCTACTATGTTATGAACTGCATATCTATATCATTCAGAATCATTCCCTACTATGTAATTTCACTTTTGTGCCTCACGTTGCCAATCGACATCGTAAGCGTCTTGATAGTGTCAGTAATGTTGTCTAGCCATTTTTCTTTTTGTAAAAGGTTAAAAAGGTTTTGATAAATCTGATATATACATGATGTCAGACGTTTGTTTTAACTGTACGTCTCACATTCTACCATCTCTACATTTCTGAACTGATACAGTAATCTCTCATTCTTGTTCACTGTCTAATATCCATACCATATCTGCGTCTTGCTCTATTGAACCACTACCTCTTAATTGACTTGCCTTCTTGATTACACTGTTGGCTGCCTCTCTGTTTAATTGTGATAACTCCACAATGGTAATCTTTAATTCTAAGGCGAGTTGCTTTAATCTCTGCGACATATCTGTTAGTGCCTCAATAGGATTGTTTTTAATTTGTGGATTCTTGATTAGTTGTAAGTAGTCGATATAAACAATTGACGTTCCATACTTATGAACTAGAAATCTGATTTTTCTTTCTATATCTGCTATTGAATGAACGTTATCAAATATCTGTGTATTCTCTGCTTGTTGTTCTAACCTCTGAAATCATTTCTGAACTCTATCTAGTGCCTCTCATTCAGCTTTGTGTTTTAATTTCCATACACTCACTCAACTATTCATTGCTAATAGTCTTCTATAAACCTGCTTTCTATCCATCTCTAAACTAAACAATGCCACTTTTTCTCAATTCATTATGTTGTTATTCATCAGATTTATAGCGAACATTGACTTTCATACTCATGGTCTAGCTCATATCACTATAACTTGTCATGGTTCATATCATCATACCAAACTATCTAAATCTCTGTATCATGTAGGGATAATCTTTACTTCTTTTTCTCAACTAATCTCTTGTAGTAGTTCATACAATACCTCTCAATCTGAAACGTCTATCTTGTCTGTTTTCAAATCTCAAATATCTTGATAGATATTGTCTAAACTCACTCATCATTTCAGCTTTATAGAGATGTTGTTTATCTTATTCTCTAAAGTTTCTCTAGTTATCATCTCCTTCAAGCTCTCTATGTATCATTGGAAATCGTTTTGATTGGCTGTAAATATCTCTGTTGTAATATCTCGAATCTCATCAATTGATACATTTTGTGTTTTACTGGCAATTATTGTTGGGTCGTTAGATTGTGTCTCTTTCATAGCTTTTAATATCTCTCTATGTTTAGGTTGGAAATCTCAAATATCTATATCTAAGCTATCAATCAATCCATCGTAATCTTGAATCAAACTGGCGAGGATTTTTCTTTCTAACATAACCCTTTCATCAAATCTATTTTTCATTTTGTTTAAGGGTTAAGAGTTAAAAAGGCAAATCATAAATTCAGCTTTCATTCTCTTGTTTAGTTGGTAATTCTTTGATTCATTCTTTGTTTATTCGATTTAGAATAGTTCTATAATGGTCTCTTCATTGTCTATTCTTAGAATTTGGTTTCTCTCATATCCAATTATCAACTCTCCTTATAAATTCATGTAATACTCTGATACCATATCTATCTTGTATCTTCTTGTATTCTTCATCAGACAGATAAACATAATCCAAATATTTTCTTTTATTATTTTCTTTTATTACTTTATCTTTTACTTCTACTTCTTGTTTATCTGTTGTTCATTCTGTTGTTTGTTCTGTTGTTTTTGTGTTGTTTTCTGTGTCTAATTCTGAACTATTGTTTCTTGGTCTTCAGCCTCAATGGCTTTGTTTTCACGCCAATGATTTTTTCTTCTGATTTTCCATACGAATTCTTAGAGAATTGAAGACAGTTTTTTCTATTCAACTTAATCATTCTGGTTCTATATCTTCGAACATAAATTCAACGAATGCTACCAATAACCTTTTTGATTTTAGTTCCTTGAAGAATTGGTATTGGTCTTCAAATAAAGTTATTGAACCTCTCATCTTATTTTCAGTTTAAGAGTAAATCATCTGGTCTCTCTATAAAATCTTTCATATCATCATAAGATGGTTGGTATCAGCTTCATCAGATTCGAATTGTGTCTTTAGTTTTCTTGCTAATATATCTCTCATACTTGCTAGTGAATGGAAATGTAATCTTGTTAATTTTATCCATTCGTTCAGTTTCTTCAGAGTTTTTAATGATGAACTCTATAACATCGTCAATTGTAATCTTCATCTTCTTCTTCGTTATAAAAATAAAAGTAGAGTTTTAAGCACACACTCGCTAACTCTACTATCATTATCCACTTATCATGTGGTCGCTTTCGCTTTTGAAAAAGAGTTTAATTAAGTGTGTTGCTTTGGGCGATACGACTCTTCCCATTACAACACAACTAATTAAACCCTTTCTACTTAATCGTGTGTTGTCGTATCCTTTTTATCGTTCAAAGGCACGACTCCACAATTCTCTTCATGTCAGTAAAGAAAAAGTCGATTATCTTTTTGATAACCGACCTTTCAAGTTATATAACTTGGGAGGGGTGGGATTCGAACCCACGACCTTATAGGTTCGTATCGTTCGTTCCTACCGTTCAGCTATCAATAGATAGTGCCTTTAAAGATGGTGGTATTATAATGATTTTTTGAAAAAATCAATAGATAGTTTATCAGTTCTTAACTATCATTTCTAAAAGTCTGATTTTTACCTATGATTTTTAATCAAAAATTTCATTAACTTTTTTTTGTAGATTTGATTTTAATACATGGACGTATCATTCTGTTGTTTGTATATCTTTATGTCAGAGTAATTCTTGTATCTCTCTTATATTCATTCAGCTTTCTATTAATCTTGTAGCGTATGAATGTCTTAAACTATGAACTGTTATTCTTTTTCAAATATTTAATAAGTCTGAATACTTTTTTATTCTCTCACATACTGTATTTTTCTTTATAGGTTTTCAGAAATCGTATCAGCTATTATGAGAAATAAAAACATAATCTGAATAGTTTTCTTTTTTTCATGTTCGTGGTATAGGTTTTTCTCTTTCTTCTAGGTAGTTCTCTAAAAGTTTTTCAGTAGATTCTGTAAAGAATACTCGCCTAGCTTTGTTTCACTTTCAGATTATTCTTTTTTCTTTTTCTTGTATATCTTTTACTTTCAAGTTTAACATCTCACTTAATCTTAATCAGCTAGTATAACCTATATTCACAAGTAATTGACTCCTTAATCAGTTTATCTTATACTGTTCGTAATCTCAAATAAAGTTCATAAAAAGTCTGAATTCATTTTCAGTAATACATTCAATGTAATCAGATTTTATTTTTTTTGTTTCTATTTTCCTATAATCTATTCAAGTATCATAGTAATAGTTCAGATATTTTAGAAAAGATTTTATCGCAGTAATTTTTCCTTGAATAGTTTGTGGTGAAATTGTAGGTCTAACCGTATAGTAAATTGAATTGCGTGGTGTTTTAATCTTTGATAGATATGTTTTTCGTTCTTCAATTTCTATCATTGTTAAATCTCAGCTTTCAATTGTTTTACCTTTGTTTTTTAATCTTCGATAATTAATAAACAGTTTTAAATCTGTTTCATAATTTTGAATAGTGTTAATACTGAATTGTTTATTCAGCATTCGTTCTTTTCGTTTGAAAAGTAATTCATTTGTAATTTCCATTTTTCAGTTGGTTATAATATAAATATTATATTATACACAAATACCAATGAAAAATAAAAAAATACCTAGCATGAATAACTAGGTATTGTCTAACCATTTTTATTCTTATTTCTAATCTATACTAAGAGTCTTCTTAGTCCTTTTATTAAAGATAAATCTTATCTCATCTAATCTGATATATCTTATCATGTAGGGTTTTTTGGCTTCTCATCTTTTAAATCTATATAAACTCTCTCAAGTATCTACTCTGACTGGTATATATCTTCATGAGTTTTTGATAGTTCTAGTATCTATTCAGTCCATATAAGATAGTTGTCTCAAGCTATAAGTTTTTATCATCAGCTTTGAAGTGTTATCTCTATGGTCTCTTAGCTCTTCTCTATCTGTACTAGGTAGTGTTTTTATCACTGGCATTTGTATCTTTTTTTATAAATAAAATCATTTGCTTTTTAATTAAATAAAATTATAAGTCAATTGCAATCATGGTTGCTTTTAGTTTTTCATGGTTAGTGAAAAACGTGGTTAGTGAAGAAGTCGGCTTTAGTAGTCGGCTTTTTCTAATTCTTTTTCTATCTGTTCATCTACTCGTGCTTCGTATTGTTCATCTGAGAAATCTATTTTTCATGTTTCGTATAAATATTCTCATCGTTCTAAGCAATCAAAATCGTAATTAAATGGTCGTTGTTCTTTGTTAAATAAGTCTATATCTATCATGGTTATTTTTTGTTATGGATAAAACAGCATTCTTCATATATTGTTTCAGCTTCATGATGGTTTACATTCCAATGATTATAGATTTTATCTATCATGTGTTTTCTAAAAGTATCTTCATCTAGTCAAGTTCAATAGGTGTTGTTTACTTCTTCGAGTAAACTCTTCAATTTTTCTTGTTTGTGTTTTTCTTTAAACTCTTCTATAATCCATTTCCACGTTCGTTCTTCATCTTCTAAGTACATTTGTTCTTCTTTAATATATCTTTCTGCAAGTTCTCGATATTCATCTTTTATCTCTCTGTTATCTTTATGCTTTTTTTCTACATAATCAGCAATAGTATTTGCTACTTCAAAAGTATTATAAAAATCAAATCATTGTAAATATTCTTTTAATTGTTTGGTTAGTCTCATGGTTGTTTTTGGTTAGTAAATAAATTATTTTGCTAGACAGTTAGCATGTTTTTGGTAGTCCTTGTTTGATATATAGAAGTCCATAGGTATCTCTCTGACTCTTATATCTAGAATTCAAGGGACATAATATATTCACTGAAAAAAATTCATGAAGAAGTTTTTTTCTTTTTCATAGATTTTTCTTCGGTAGTCTATTTGTTCTTTTGCAAAATTAATTGCTTTTTCTTTTTCAGTAAATCAGTAAATGCTAGGTGCAAGTTCTTCTTTACTCTCTAAAAAGTCTATAACTACAAGGTATGTATTTTTCATGGTTGTAATTGGTAAGGGTTAAAAATTTAGTTTTTCTTCAAGTTTCTTGCATTTTTTAGCAAGTCTTCTGTAATCTTTAGCAAGTTCAAAGGCAATAATTCTATAGTCAATATGTGGATTCTTATCGTATTTATTAAATCTTTCTTCAAGCTCTTTTTTTTCTTTAGGTGTTAATTGTGGTGTTTTCATGGTTGTAATTGGTTAGTAATCTAAAATAGGTTTTTCTATTTTTTTTATTAAGGTTCTTCATAATCAGTAATCTTCTCGTTCATCTTCATGTAAATAGTTATCATCTATATAGAAGCATAACTCTCAATCTTCACATTGGTATCGTATATCGGGATTTTCTATTATGTAATGATATAATCTTACAGTTCATCAGTAGTTATTTAGGTATTCTTCAGCTTGTAGTTCAGCATATTTTCTTAGTCGACACTCAGCTCGTACTCATCTTCATGTCTCTACAACATATAAGTTTTTCATGGTTAGTTATGGTTATTAATTAAAAATCTTCGAAGAAGTAATCTTCATACTTCTTAGGTAGTTTTATGTATTTTCTTATAGTACAGCCACTACAGTTACTTCATAGTGGTTTTTCTAATATCACAGTATACTTCAATCAGTCTCAGTAGTATACTCTATTATCTAGTAAACTTCACTCCTTTATTATACAGTCTCATCATTTTTTTTCGTACATATAATCGAAGTAGTTTACAATGTCTCATCGGTTAGTATATATCATGGTTAGTTATGGTTAAAAAGGTAAATCTTCTTTTTCTTCTTCATCTTCAAAATTCAATCAGCGTTCACTCATATAGTAATCAGCTACTTCATACATATCTCAGCACTCTCACATACTAATACTTCTATTCATGCTTTTTTCATAATATTCACAGCAAGCCATATAGACTTCATCTTTATTCACAAAAGTGTATCAGTCCATATAGTTAAAAAATTGTTTACTATCTTCATCAGTCAGTTTTTCTTCTATTCTTTTTCTATCTTCTTCAGTACTCTCTAATAAGAATTCATGGATTGAGTACCACTTATCATCATCTTTTTCAATGACTTCTTGTAGTAACTCTCATAAGGTTTTTATATCATCTGAAGTCTCTCAGTGATATATTTTTTCAAGGTTTTTCATGGTTAGTTATTAATTATAGGATAAATCAGAAGGCTTCATTTTTTCATGAAGGGAAGGTAGTTACTTCATCTTTTGTTTCAATGTATCGAGTGAAGTTTTTTTGATAGATGCCACCTAGTCAAAATAGGTTCAGAATTCAGTTCAAGCGTTCTTTTGTTACGTTTGTTTCATATCCACAGTTACTTATGTATAGTTGTTTTTTGTTATCTTTTTTTCGATTGTAAAGTTCAGCAATTTTGTTTCAGTGTAGGTAGTATCTAGTTAAGATACAAGTATCATCTTCTTTTGTAGTTACTTCAGAATTGGATAGTCTGAAGTTTTTTTGGTTTTTAAAAGCTTCACAGCTTTTGTTAGTAATATGTCTCATGGTTAGTAATTGGTTAGTGAATTAAATAGTGTAACAGTTGTATCAAAATCAGTATTTTTCAATGTTTTTGATAGCTTTTTCTATAATCTCATCATCATCTTCTTGAGTATATCACAAGTTCATGCTTTTTTCGAATAGATAGCTTGCAATAGCGTCAATCTCACTTCTATTGAAGTACTTATCAAGTCACTCTACAAATTCAGTGTAATCACAAGCTAGAAGATACCTTTTGAAGTAGTATCTCATGGTTTTTTCTTTTTTTGACATGGTTAGTAGTGGTTAGTTAAGATAAAATTAATAGTCTAGTCAATTATAGTTGTGATATTGAGTTATCACTCATAGTGTTATTAACTCTCTATCTGAAGCTATAATAATTCAGCTCTCTTCATATAGCTTTTTGAAGAAGTCCTTGTTTTTTGGATTTTCAAGTATACTCTCTCAGATACTCAAAAAGTCCACTTTTGAAGAGTACTCTACAATATCTTCTAGTTCTGAATTATCGTATAGAATATCGTAAACTCTTCAAAAATCATCTTCGAAGCAAAGAATATCAAGCTCTTCTTTACTAATTGGATTTTCTTCGTTGTATAAACGATTTTTTCTTATTTCGTGCATGGTTATTAATTGGTTAGTAAATAAATGTTAGTTTTTGAAGTTGTAGTAATACAAGTGGTATACATATCCAACTCATCATCTATATGCTATTTTTAGTCAGTTGTACTCATTGAAGGCTTGCCATGTTTGTTCTTCAAAAGAAATCCAATTTTCATCATTTTCGAAGAACTCTAGCAACTCTTCTTCATGTTCTACAGCTCAATCAGTAATAACTAAGTCGTTATATCAAAAAAAGTCCACATACTCAGTAACTTCTCAATCTTCTTGAAAAATCATCTTATCACAGTCTCACTCAAAAAGTAGGTATTCTTTTTCATCTTCAAGTTCTAGTTCTTTTTTAGTCTCTTCATCTAGACAGTAACAGTCAATCAGTTTTTTCATGGTTGTTTTTGGTTAGTGAAAATAAAAAATTAATAGTTACAAATAACTACTCAGTTTGAAGTTTCAGTAACGTCAAAATCACAGTCTCTATGGAAGCTATCGTAATCAAAATAACGCTCTATGAAGTCGTTTCATCAGAATTCTAGCGTTTCATCACAGCTATCATGATATGCTTCAATATCACCATAGATAGTGTACCTATCATCTTCGACGTCCTGGATTGCATTTTCTAGTTCATCAAAAGTGTAGATTGTAGCTTTTTTGTTTACGTTGTAGTGTCAATATGCGTATTCCATAACAGCATATACATAATCTTCACTGTTGTAGTTACTTAGATTTTCATCTAAGATTTTTCTAGCTTTTTGAGTAGCTAGCAACTCTTCTAAAGTGTAGTTTTTCATGGTTAGTATGAAAAAAAGAATAAAAAAATGGTTAGACTTTTTAAAAGTCCATTTTTGCTAGTTATGAATTGGTAGTTTTTTGCGTGTGGTTAGTTATTAATGTAGAACTTGCATAATTCTACAAGGCTTCAGAATTGGTATTGAAAAACTTCAAGTTCATCTTCTGAGTTTATGTTTTTGCAACATGTTTTTGCCCGTTTTACTTGAGATTGCAAAGCTTCTGAAAAATCTCAATTCAGAATTCTATCAAAAATAGAAGTAGTAGTTTTTATGTAGTTTTTCATGGTTAGGTTGGTTATGAATAAAAATTAATAAGTTACTTATAAGTGTAGAACCTAAGAAAATTAATATTCACAACTAGCAAAAATTGACTTTTAAAAACTTCCTGGAATACCTTGTACTTCTTCTAGCTACATTACTATAGTCTAGCTTTACAAGTGTACTACTAAGTAGTATCTGAGTACAAGTATCTATCCAACATGTATTGTAAAGAACAGCACGACTTGAAGCAATTCAAGCCAGATTTTTTTCTTAACTTGTTTACTATACTGTTAGTATATCATGCAATCCTTAACAGTACTAAGTACTGACTACATAACATATAAACAAGTCGACTATATACTATAACGCTTGGATAAACTTATAGCTAGTTACTGAGTTATTCTATAATGTACTAAGTACTAGAACTAGTCAGTAACAAGTCACTATATTAATTATAGTATAGCAACTAGAAGCTATTAATAGCAACGGCTTCTTTTTGTTACGTTATTAATATACTCATTTTTAAAAAAAATGCAAATAATTTTGTACTTTTTTTTGTAAGAAAAAAACAATAGTTCAGAACTTGCATAATTCAGAAGCAAAAACTCAGAATTTTAAAAAAAGCAAAAAATCTGAAGCAAAATCTGAAGCAAAATCAAACATGATATACAAAAAACTACATAATTGTAACACTATAAAAAATAACTATACTATAGTAGTTTATAGTCAGACTTTTTTTAAAACTTTACACTATAACGTTACACTATAATAACAACATATAAGTACATGTTACTATATCATGTTACAATTCAAAATTAATAGCATTGTACTTTACGTTATATTTTAGATACTTATAAACAAAAAGAAGCAAAATCTTGCAACTCTTCAGTATTGCTACTTTACGCTTCAGATTTTAAAATCTATAACGGTTAGAACTGGTAAAACTCTTCAAAAAATATGCAATTCTGATTTTCAATTTTCAATTCTATCATGCAACGCAATGGATAGAAGCACCACGCAAGCGTAAACGTTAGACGTGAAGCCTAAGAAAGAACCCCCACCCCCCAAATCGCAGAGAAGTGAAAATTATTACTACTTCTCACTCGCTATTTTTTTGGAAAATCAACAAGGTAAAAAATACCTTATTTTCACTTGCAATCTATATTTTTTTGGGTATAACCAACAAGGCACAAAATACCTTATTTTTAGTTTTTAATTAGGGAAATGCAATTTGAGACAAAGAGAGCGTTATTAACGTATTTAGGTAAGAATCCAGACGATAACAAATTGGTGGATAGAATGATTAAACGTTGAGAGGTTTATAGAGAGGATGGTATGTACCATCTTATTACTAATAAACAATCTCTTATAGAAGAGAATAGGGAGTTAAAATTAAGGATACAAGAATTAGAAAAATCTGAATCTATGACAAAGGAAGAGCATCAGCATTTACAGGAGTTCTTCAAAATACAGGATGAGTTAAAAGAGGCTAAGATTCAATGGGAGTATTGGGAAAGGATGTATGATGAGGAGAGAGAGGATAAACAAGAGAGGATAAGAAGATGTTTCAGATGGATTAAACAGATTAAACCAAGTGCAGATTGGGAAGAATTCAGAGATTGGGTTATGAATGATGAAGAATAGT